TTGAGAGGTGTTAAAACCTCGATACCCTCGGAAGGTGTTACGCCATCGGTGGCATTGCTCGCATTCTGTAATGCGGTGTTAACTAAAAGCTGAATTAAATCGTTATTTTTCATACCTGATTATACTATATTTTTTATTTAAAAGCAAGATCTTTTTTCTTTTTTTCTTCGATCATTTCAATTATTTCATCCTCGTAGACCTCTTCACCATCCGAACCCCTGTAAAGAATGCCATTCCAAGCCTCATCAATTATCTCATACCCGTTGCTGTCGGTGAACTCAATTATTTCATCTAAAGTAATTTTCATACCTGAGTATAACACAGAATAAAACAAAAGTAAAGCTTTTTTTATCTTTTTTATTATTTTTTTTTCTTAATAATTTACTTGACAAGACCCCTACCCATTTCTGAAAAAAAACTTGACAAGTTTTCTAGCAAAGCGGCGGGGGGAGTGCGCTTTCAATTTGTAAATACCGAATACCCCACCCCTTTTCTCGGGCGGAGTTCGCGGCAAAGGATTTATTATCTTTTGGTTTAAAAAAATATACCCAGTGTAATATAAACAAATGAGTTTATCATATTCTGACCTACCTGTATATGTTGGCCCCCCTAATGCGGATTCTCCTGGGGAGAAGAATAGGTATGTTGCCGCTACTCAAGCTAATGTATCTTTTTCTGTAAATAATGAAGGCAAAAGGCTTTTGGGTAGTGATGTTGACGCTACTGATCAATTTAGGTTCAAAGAAGGCGGGGTGACAGCTAATATTTCATTTAGTTGTTTTTTAGACCCTGCTTTTAATGGCGGGTTTGAATTTGCCAATGAAGATCATATAGATGATTATTTTGCTGTTAAAATTGGGCTTAATATCTACAAGAGATGTTATTTAAATAATTTTTCTGTTTCTGTGTCACCTTATGTGCCTGTTACATTGAGTGCTAATTTTGTTTCTTTACATCCTGTTAGTGGGGATTTTATCAAGATAGACCCAAGCCCTTATGCTGGCGACCCTATACCATTTGATCCTGATGATATTATATATGGGCATACATGCAGTTTGTCTAATATGACAAGTGTTGTTAATAATGTTCAATCTGAAATAAGCTATAAAAAACAATTCAACCGAACTCCTATATTTACAATAGGTTCAAGTGTAGCTAGTACTATGTTATTAGACTCTGTAGAATCAGAAATGACTGTAACTTCGACAGGTTTGGCAAATTTAATAGGTATTAGCGGGGATAAGTTGGCAAGCGATGTTGTTGTTGAGTTGGATAATGTTGATGGAGATTCTGTTGTTCAGTTTCCATCTTTAACAATGGGAGCTGGTGCTAGAGTGTTGGCGGAGGGGTATAGTATAAATGGCGGCGATAGTTTATCTGCTACTGCGACAATTAAACAAATAGATTTATAAAAATTTATAAAATTTAAAGACTTGCGGTGTAAAGATAATAAATGCCCCGAAAGAAAGCTTCACCTTCTAAGCAGTCCACTTTTGAGTTGAATTCAGGTTTTAACTCAATAAATTTCAAACACCGCGAATTTAACTTTAACGCAAAGCAGCGCCAACTTCTTGAGTCTATACTAGATGAAAATATTAAGATAATATTTGTTGCTGGTCCAGCGGGATCTAGTAAAACATATATGTCTGTTTATGGCTGTCTACAACTAATGGCCAAGGATTTTCAAAAAGACTTACTTTACATAAGAAGTATAGCTGAAAGTGCAGATAAAGGATTAGGTAGTCTCCCTGGAGATATTTCAGATAAATTTGATCCATTCCTTATGCCTTTGTATGACAAGTTAGATGAAATGGTCCATGAGGGTGATACAGCCTACATGAAACAGATAGGTCGCATTTCTGCTGTGCCAATTAACTTTTTGAGAGGAGCTAACTGGAATAATAGGCTCATAGTCGCTGATGAAGCTCAAAACTTTACATTTAAAGAATTGACTACTTTGATCACTAGGGTTGGGGAAGGCACTAAGCTTATCATTTGTGGGGATTTTATGCAAAGCGATATAAATGGCAGAAGTGGGTTTAAAGAGATGTTTGATTTGTTTAGTTGCGAAGAATCTTTAGAGCATGGTATCACCTCGTTCAAGTTCACCAACAGGGATATCGTTAGAAGTAAAATATTAAAATATATTGTTTCTAAAATAGAAAATCACAAATAAGTGTAATTATATATAACAAGGCGAACGTCCAAGCGACAGCGGCCAACAGCTTATAAATAAAAAGGAGACAACGATCTTGTTAATTTCTGTGTAATTAAATTAGAAAAAATTGTTTTAAATTATATAAATATATAAGCTTATGAGCCATCTGTTCTGTCATAGTTGTGGATTCAAACTAGAGTATTCCAATGTAAAGCCTAACTTTTGTCATAAATGCGGAACGCAATTAAATATGAGTTATGCTTCAAATACTGCTCAAAATCAGCCAACAACAGTAGAAACTGTTGATTTAGGCGAGGATGAGACAAATTCTCAAAACATACCGACAATAAATAAGTTACAAGTTGACTACGAAGTCGATAATAGCAAAAGCTTTACTTTCGGTTCATTAGCAGGAGGAAATAAGCCTCAAGATAATTTTGTGAGGTCTAAACCAAAGTCTGTTGATGAATTTATTGATGAAAGAGGAGAGCAATAAAAAAACTTATGAAGATTGCTCCGATATTATAGACCAAGCCATAACAAAACAAAAATACAAGTGGCGGTTGAATGCCGTAAAGTGGTTTGACTTTGATGATGTTGAGCAAATTATAAAAAGCCACATCGCTAAAAAATGGCACATGTGGGATCAAAGTCGCCCTCTAGAGCCATGGATTGGAAGAATTATTTCTAATCAAATTAGAAACCTACTGAGAAACCATTACGGAAATTACACAAACCCTTGCACTGCGCTTCATTTGCCCAACCATGACAAAAGACGCTGCAAGGTGTGTATGAAGTGGGAAAAATCTAAAAAAATAGGACTAGGTTTAAAAATTCCTTTATCTACTGAAGATTTCACAAAAGAAGTCCAAAGCCGCTCATATCAAGACTTTGATTTTAAAAGTGCGCTTGGGCGATTGGATTCTAACATGAAGAAAAAATTAAGTGACGTTCATTACCGAGCTTACAGAATGTTGTACTTCGAAAAGAAAACAGAGCAAGATGTAGCAAAGTATATGGGTTACAAAATATCACCCGAAAAAAATAAACTGGGGTATAGACAAGTCAAGAACCTAAAGAAAAAGTTTTTGGAGCTAGCTATGGAAATCCTTAGAAACAAAGATATTATAGATAATGGAACTCTCTGAAGAGCAAAAAAAATATATAGATGAGAACGCTTCTAAAATTAAAAACTTAATTGATCTAACTAAGAAGTGTTTTGATAATCAAGAGCTAGATGGAAGATCTAAGGAAGGTAGGGCGGTAAGAAAATATTTAGTAGAAAATGCTATAGAATATAAAACCACTGGAACTTCGAGTACTGAGGAGATAGAATTTACAGAACAGCAAAAAGAATTTATTTTACAGCAAGCACAAGAAGGTTTGTCTTCTCTTGAGATAGCTAAGTTAATATTTCCTGATAGAAGAGTTAAGTCGCTGTCAAACGAGCAAAGGACTGTGCTTGGGTACATTAGAGAAGTGAATCCTGATTTTTTACCATCTCAGGACAGTGGCGCACTTAATTCATACGTTTCACCGAAGTCTTCATCTCGAATCATCAAAAAAATCAATGATGCTACTGGTTTGGGGCTGGAAGAATTAAAAATTAATAGGCAAAAGCAAATTTGTGTCGAAAAATTGGGAATCAATCTCAATAACTCAAGATTTTTAAAAATTATTAATAATTATTTAAATCTAGAGGATAGAACTCTTTTTGAGCATGAGTTTGTCAGATTAACTTGGGACAAGCCAGACTTAACTGCTGATGAGATTAATTTGTATCTTAATGTTTGCAAAGAGGTAATTAACTTAGAGGTAATAAGCGCTCACTTAAACAAGCTTAATGATATGTTTGATATTGCTGATGATCAGACAGAAATGAGTGTCAGGCTTGCAGAAATTATCAAAGCTAAATCTGGAGAGTATCATCAGTGCGAAACCCGTATCGAGAACCTTACCAAAAAACTACAAGGTGATAGGGCGGAGCGCATGAAAAAGAATCAAAAGGAAAATGCATCTTTTCTTTCTATCGTTCAACTGTTTCAAGAGGAAGAAGAAAGAAAAACAATGCTTAGGATAGCTGAAATGCAAAAATTAGCTATTAAGGAGGAAGCTGAGAGACTTGAGGGTATGGCTGAGTGGAAAGCAAGAGTTTTAGGAATTTCACAAGAAGATGTCATTTGAATGCAAGGAGTGTGGTGAGAATTTTACTTTCCTAAGAAGCTTACATGCACATATAAAGAAGCATGGGTTGTATCTTGGTGATTACTATGTAAAACACTTTCAAAAGAAAGATAAACTGACAGGAGATCTAATACCCTTCAAAAACTATAAACAATATTTTGCTACTGATTTTAACAACCCCTCAAATATGCGTGAGTGGTGCAAGACCGCTCCTGTTGAGGAGGTAAAAGAATACATTGTAAATACTTTTAAAAAAAGAATACTAAGCAAGGGCTTACAAAGCATGCCTCCTGCCATATACTTAGAAACTGCGGGACTTCCCGACATTGACATATGTAAAACCGTTTTCGGTAGTTACAGCGAGACTTGTAAACAATTTGGTATGTTGCCTATGCTCTCGAGGCAACTACCAAATGAATTCAATAATAATTTTGAAGATACTCGTATATTCGTAGATACGAGAGAACAAAACCCACTAATATTTAAAAATAATCAACAACTAAAACTTGATGTGGGAGATTACGCTGTAATGGGCGAAGATTTTGATTACACTTTTGTGGATCGTAAATCTTACCAGGATTTTTGCTCTACAGTTACCAACGGGTATAGAA